TGGAGCATAAGAAACAAAATAAAGAACAACCTACTGAGAAGAAAGTAAAGGATCCCAATGTTTATGGTATGCATCGGGGAAAAATCATAGACGATGATACGGGAGAAGAGTAGTTTGTGTTAGAGGTCGGACGGCTGTTGTGGGGTAATGTTCGTTTATTTTTCAGGAGATTGGTATGAGTCTTTTGCGTGAAGTATTTTCTTTGTCTCGATTTGATACAGACAGTAATAGTCAAGAACCAGGAGGGATTCCTCAATCATTAGTAGAGATTACAACTGTTAGTAATCTGTTGCATCATACAGTGCAAATTGTTGGAACAGCACACGAGTTGATTAGCACGGGTGATGTAAATGATGATTGTTTGGTTTATTTTCGAGTGAGAACTGTAGATGCTTTAGTGTCTTATGGTCCTGTTGTTTCTGCTGCGTTTGTTCCTGTTTGTTCAGTAGAGGATCAACATGGTTGGGTTAAATTGGGAGTGGGCGATTCGATTGGTGGTTTGTATCTAAAAAGTAGTCTAGCGAGTACTGAAGTGGAAGTGCTTTTGATCAAATTGGGTTAATGTAGGAGGGTAACTACTGAAGAATCTTTTGTATAGAAAATTAGTCTGCATTATTATACGTCAGAGAGGGGTTTATTGTGCCACGCAAAACACGTTTGATTGAACCAAGAAAGTATGGAGCAAATAAAAAGGCAAAGGGATTGACTATGCAGCAAGAGTTATTCGTGCAAGAATTAGTGGCTGATCCTTTGATGAGTCCTAAGCGTGCTGCAATAAATGCAGGCTATAAAGATACAAATGCTGCAGTACAGGCTAATGCTTTATTGAAGCATCCTGTGATACAACAAATGGTAGGAAAAGCTCTGAGTGATCGTCTGAACAGGACGAAAATTGAACAAGATGATGTGATTCGATTCTTGTATAATGCTTTGATGTTAGATCCTTTGGAGCTGTTTGATAGTGAAGATGGCACATTGACAATGAAGCAGTTACATGAAATCCCTGTGGAAATTAGGAGACTCATTACAAAGATCGAAGCAACGACAAGACAGATAGAAGAAGAGGTATCTGAAACACGAATTAAGATTGAATGGGTGAGCAAGGAATTGGCTCTTCAATTATGTATGAGGCATTTGGGATTGTTAGGCGATACAACTCAGAAGATTGGAGTTGAAGTAAACGTGAACCAACAGTTGGTCATGCAATTAAGACAGGCTGTTGAAGAAAAGAGCAGGGTGATAGATTCAGATGCTATTGCTCGAATGGCAAAGGGATAACTCGCTGATGGTGCAAGCTCCAAAAGCCTCGGACGGTATTTCTTCTTCAGGAATTGACACCTCCATATTGGAAGACCCTTTGTTGTTTAAGGCTCTTTGTTGGCCTGAAATTACTTTCTATGATGATCAAGTCAAAATCATAGAATCTGTTCGTGACAATATTGAAACATATGTTCCTGCTGGGAATATGTTAGGCAAGGACTTTATTAGTGGCTTTTTGGCTCTTTGGTTCTTTTCATCTAGAACACCTGCTCGGGTGATTACTTCTTCGGTAGATCATAGCCAATTGAAAGGTGTTCTTTGGGGTGAAATTCGCCGGTTCATTGATTCGAGTAAGTACCCTTTAGGTCTGCGGATAAACGATCTCATGATCCGTCAGGAGCGTGCTGATGGTACGCTTGACCCTATCAGTGAGTTGATAGGAAGAGTGGCACAAAAGGGAGAAGGACTCCTGGGACGTCACTTAGCAAGGGGACCGAATAATCAGCCAAGGGTGTTGGCTATCATTGATGAGGCATCTGGGTTCGACGACGTACACTATAACTCTATTGTCACATGGGCACATAGGATCTTGATTATTGGTAATCCGTATCCTTGCAATAATTTCTTTCGACGAGGAGTTAAGAACGGAGATTTACCAGACCCTACAAGACCTGGAAAGTTTTTTCGTAAAGTCATTCAAATTAAAGCCGAAAGATCTCCCTCTATACGTTTGGCATTAGCTCAAAAGAAGAATGGGATAGAACCCACCAATGATGTCGTTATTCCTGGGGTAATGTCTTGGACCGAATATTGTTATCGGCGATCTACCTGGGATGAAATGAAACAAACGATTGGTCTTGATGCAGAATTTTATGAAGGCAAAGAGGTTAAGCTGTACCCACCTGATGTGTTAGAACGATGCAAAGTAAAAGCTGACGATCTGGATATCCCAACTCATAGACGTAGGGCAAGGGCAATGGGAGTAGATCCCGGAGAAGGTGGGGACTCTACTGTTTGGACGGTGGTTGATGAACATGGTATCCTTGCTCAAATCGCTGAAAAGACCCCCGATACTTCGGTGATCCCAAACCGTACAATTGCATTGATTAATCAGTATGGATTAGAACCCCAAAATGTTTTGTTTGATCCTGGTGGTGGTGGTAAGGAACATGCTGATTTGTTAAGGGCAAAAGGCTATGATGTACGAGCTGTTCCTTTTGGGGGATCACCTACATCACCGAATGAGTACAATGAGTTACGGGAAATGCGGGAACAAAAACGTGAAGTCCGTGAAGAAAGAGCAGTGTATAAAAATCGTCGTGCTGAAATGTACGGAGAGGCGAGTCTTGTTTGTCGGGGAGCTCATCCAACAGGAATAGGGTCCCTTGGTTTTGCGATACCCCGAGAGTATGAAGACCTCCTCGAACAGTTAGCAATCATGCCAAAGTTATACGACGGCGAAGGTCGTATGTATCTTCCTCCCAAAAATAAACCAACTCCTAAGTATAGTGGTGAAACAATATCGGGTATGCTAGGGCATAGTCCTGACGAAGCAGATTCGTTTGTACTCGCTGTGTTTGGGATGGTATGGCAAGAGACAGAAGTAACAGTCACACCAATGTTTTAAGGAAATAGAGGATGAATGATACAGGACAAAATGAGAACCTGAGTGCAGATGAGTTGGAGTTGTTTGCAACCATCAATTCGGCTATGCGTTCTCGGATGACTCAATATTGGTCTGATAACAGAAAAGATATTGATGATGAATGTGGGTACACAAAAGACCTTTCGGGGATGCCTGCTTCTTTTTATCGAGACATGTATGATCGGTTTGGTATTGCTACTCGTGTAGTAGAACTTTATCCAAGTGAAACTTGGGGTGTGACTCCAACTGTTTATGAGTCTGAAGATGAAGAAGAACAAACGCCATTTGAATTGGCTTGGAAACACCTTTCAGTCTCGCTCAATTTTGACTCTTGGATTGTAGATGAAGAAAGTTCTCCTATCTGGGATAACCTTTCTCGTTGGGACAACTTATCGGGTATCGGTCGTTATGGTGTTTTGCTTCTTGGTATCGATGATGGTAAGGATTTATCAGAACCAATAAGTGGTTTCGAAGATGATAGTGATGTTGGCCTGTATACATTAAATGTGGCTGAAACAAAGAGCAAACAGAATCTTTTGTTCTTAAGAGTTTTTGACGAGTCATTGGTCGATGTGAGTCGGTATGAGGCACGGATTAATCATCGTCGATATGGACAACCCATCTACTACAACCTGACTCTTAATGATCCTCTTGTTCAACATACTGGGATCGGTCACGACTCTGGTAAGGAGGTTCGAGTACACTGGTCGAGGGTTATCCACTTCGCGGACAATATGATGTCTAGCGAGGTGTACGGAGTTCCTCGAATGCAGCCAGTGTACTATCACTTACAAGATCTACGAAAGCTCTTGGGTGGTTCGGCTGAGATGTTTTGGCAAGGAGCGTTTCCCGGCATTTCGTTTGAAACTCATCCTAATCTTGGCAACCAAGTTAAGGTTGACACCAAGAACATGAAGAGTCAGGTCCAAAGTTATTTTAATGGATTACAAAGATACCTCAGTCTGACTGGTGTGAATGCCAAACAATTAAGTCCTACGGTCAGCGACCCAACAAGTCACATTGAACGACACATTGATGCCATTTGTATTCGACTTGGAGTACCCAAACGTATCTTCATGGGATCCGAGCGTGGCGAACTTGCTTCTTCTCAGGATAAGGATACTTGGGAAGAACGATTGAGTGACCGGAGGAAGAAAGTGGTCACACCACGTATGATTCGTCCTTTTGTTGACCGACTAATCCAGATTGGAATCTTACCTATTCCGAAAAAGGGATACCACGTTAAGTGGGTTGAAGAACGCGATATTGGTCCTGAAGAAAAAGCAAAAATTGCTGAGACGCGGATGAAAGCCATCTCGACCTATTTGGGTTCTGGAGCGGATTCACTTATTGCCCCATTTGATTTCTTGGTACGAGAGATTGGATATAACAAAGAAGAAGCTGAAGAAATCCTTGAAAACTCACTCGAGTATTCTGAAGAGAAAGAAGAGGAAGAAGCAGCCGCGGGGGTTGAAGCTGAAGAGTCTTTGAAGGACGGACAAGGACCTCAGCCACCTCAAGATCCTAAATCCGGTAACTTACCCGAAGAGAAGAACGAACCTCCTAAGGAGTCTGCTACGGACATCACAGGTAATGCTGGAGGTTGTGGAGCAGGAGGAGGCAAAGGTAGGCCAGGATTTCAGAAGGGCAACTCTTGTGCGAGAGGAGGTGGAGGTGTTTCATTCCCAAAGTCTCTTGAGGGTCTCACCCATGTAAAATCTTTGGGGGGATCTACTGGTGCCACTTTGGTTCAAGATAAAGATGGGAATAAGTTTGTATACAAGACGGGGAATAGTCCCGGGCATATTGCAAACGAATTTGTGGCGGATGAATTATATCGGGCAGCGGGAGTAAAAGTTCCTCCATCAAAGTTGTACCAAGAGGGAGGCAAAACTGTCAAATTGGAAGAGTACAAAGAAGATTTGGTTGAGTTGAACAGTTTGTCTGGTGACAAGAAGAAAGCAGCAATAGCCAAAGTTCAAGAAAATTTTGCCATCGATGCAGCATTAGGTAATTGGGATGTTGTTGGTGCGGGCCAAGACAATATCATGGTTGATAAGAAAGGAGAAGTTTGGCGTATTGATAATGGTGGCTCTCTTGCTTATCGTGCTCAAGGTGCTTTGAAAGGGACTAAATTAGATAGTTCCATGAACGACTTTGACACAATGCAAACTCCTTTGAATGCGGGAGCTTATTCTGTTTTCGGTAATTTATCTCCAGGAGAAAAGCTCCACACTCTTAATAACCTAGCAAAGAAAGTACCGGATTTAACATCTACTCTCAATAAGCCCGAAATCAAAAAGACCATTGCATTTATTGAGAAAGAATCTGGTGGTGTCAATTTGAAAAGCAAATTGATGACCAAACTGAATATCGAAGTGAACCACAAAATCAAGTCGGTTACAAATTTGGGTGTGGAGCCTAAATCTCCTCAAGAAAAACTTAAAACACCAAGCAGTTCAAGTCGCATTGGTGGTTCCCCTGGTTCGAAATTAGGAGATGGTAATTCGGTTCTATCCCACTTAAAGAAGTCTGCCCCAGAGATGGCTCTTACTCCCTCTTTGGAAAAGAAAATCAAATACATCAATCCCAATGGTGTATCTGATGGGGTATTTTATATGCCTCTCCTGGGAACAAAAGCCAATTCACCGGAAAACGTAGCCAATCGGGAATTGCTCAAATCTAATCTTCCACCTGGCACCAAGATCAAATCCTTTTGGGTTAAAGGTACTGAAAAGAAAGGATACAAACTTACAGGCAAAGGAAGTGAAACAGCAGAAGCAACCATCGCCAAACTTAAACAAGGTGGGATCAATCTAGGTCCGGGTGCTTCTTCTGTCAGTCAGCCTGCTAAGCCTATCACACCAAAAGGTAGCTCACTGCCTTCTGTTGGGGGTGAGGGTCTTACTGTTCTTTCAGTTGGTAAGGTACTAGCTCCAAACCTAACAGAGAATAGTTCTTTCTCTTTAGAATCTCACGATCCAAATAACGGTTTCAAACCAGGAAAGTACACAGATAAACATAAAGATGTTCATTTCCTTGCAGCCAAATTAACTCAACCAGAATACAGTGCTGTTGCTGCTTGGAAAGGGTCTGCTAAAGGGATCAAGATCTCTATTGCTAAAGGGGAAGAAACCCCACAAGCTAAAAACTTTCTATCTGCTTTAGAAAAAGCCGAAACATTTCAAGGAACTACCTATCGAGGTATCCACGGAAAATATGCTCTTAAGTTTGGCCAACAAGTAGAAGCCCAAGGTGTTGGTGGTCTTTGGGTTGAAAGTACTCCTGCCTGTTCTAGTCGAGGATCAAAGACAGCAGATTATTTTGGTGAGGGGCAAACAATGTTAAAAATCAAAACTAAAACAGGAGCAATGATCGAACAGGCAGGAGGATATGAAGAGGAACAAGAAGTGACTTTGAAAGGTAATGTTACCTACAGGATTAACAGCATACATAAAAATGCCACTCTTAACGTATCAACTGCAACAAAGAAAGATACGAAAGGATTCATACACGATAATCCAAAAGAAAGAAACAATGTTAAGTACCAATACTTCATCGAACTTGAGGAACTATAGAAATGGCTAAATACCGTGGTCGAAGAGACAGAGAAGGTAATGTCTTCGAACAAATTACGACCATCAGTAACACTGGTGAGATCATTACTCAAGGAGCTCTTGGTCCTCAATTTGAGATCATTGAAAAAGACGGGTTCCGAGAAGTTTATGATACAAATGGAAAGTTGATTAAAAAGTTTCCTCTTGTACTTGAAGAAGACGATGAGTTTGAATTTCAAGATTGGAAGAACCAATTGACTGAAGAATCTATGGTCTTTGAAAGTGAAGAGGAAGCAACAGGAGAAAATTACTCAGAGGATTAAAGAATGACCCAAAACGAAGAAACTCCGGAGTGGCTCAGTGATCTTCAAAAAGAATGGGCGAAAGAATTTCCCCATGAAAATGAAGAAGGACCTACTCCGGAGGAAATCCAAGAAAGGATAAAAGAAGTACAAAGTAAATGGTCTGATAATGACCGGGAAGTTAGATTCACAGGACCCAAGAAAGTATCTTACGAGCTCCTTGAATATTCTAGATCTAAAGTGTTTGGCAGCCCCAATAAAAAGAAAACAACGGATGAGTAAAGTAAGAAAGAAACCTCAAAGCCGGTCAATAGATCCTACAGGAACTACAACGCTCCGTAGACGCTTTGAGTCTGATATGCGGAAGCGTATGCGGTTACTCAAATCGGACATCGTTAGAGAGTTCAGTGAGGGTCAGGGGGAGCTAGTTGTAGTCAACGCTCGGTGGACTTTTCCTTCAGCTTCGGACGGGTTATCTCGTTTTCAGGAATGGTTACGTGCTCGACTAGATTCTTTGATTTTAGGAATCACTGGAGTTGAAGATGAGGAAGGTCATTGGACTGACGAGCATATTGAAACAGCATATTACAAAGGAGCAACAAAGGCTGAAAAGTTTGTTGACAATCTTGAGGGTAGGAACAAACCAACAGGCATAATGCGCTTCCTTCGAGGACCTGTCAGTCTTGACAAATTGAAGTTGATTAAAGCCAGGGCATTTGAGCAATTGAGAAATGTGACCTCAGAGATGAGTACTCAATTGGGTAACATATTGGCTGATGGAGTTGTTCAAGGTAAATCGCCACGTACTGTTGGAGGTCTTCTGAACAAAGCTATTGATGCTCTCACAAAGAAAAGAGCTCTTACCATTGCAAGAACCGAAACTATTCGTGCACATAACGAAGGAGCGTTAGAAGCAATGAAAAAGTTGGGAGTTGCTAAAGTAGGAGTAGATGTTGAATGGACAGCAACATTGCATTCTAATGGTGTTTTCGAAAAACGAGTATGTCCTCAATGTCGTGCTCTTCAAGGATTGGTAATCGACATAGAAAAAGCTTCTGGGCTGATCCCTAGGCATCCCAATTGTAGGTGTTCATGGATACCTGCTATCGGTGAAACTCCGGATAAACAAGAGATAAGACAACGCATCCAAGCAAGCATAAAAGCTGGGATTAGTAAACGTAAAAAGAAAAAACAAAGTTTCGCTGATACTGTAAAAGAAGAACCTTGGATGGGGGCAGACTTAGCATGAACAAGCTGAGACAGATTAAAGCTGGAAGAAAAGTACCAGAATGTTTCTACGACCATTTGAAAGATGGGCAACCTCATCCGTTAGATGAATTCTATGAATTTTGTCGTAGTGGATGTTCCCGCGGTGTTTTGATATGTCATATGTCAAACACAAGAAAGATTATAAAAGATGATGAAAGAATTGTCAGAATTATGATCAAAGGAACGATCCATTATCAGCTCGTTTTGGTATGTAAACGCTATGTTTCTTAGTTGATAAAAGACGACGAACTTATTACCTATTAAATCACTCCAAAGAGCTTTACTTCTCTTTCAGGAAGTAGTAAATACAGAATAGAAGAAGTTTCTATTCTCTCTTTTTCTAGGTCTTTGATGTTCCAAACAATAACCGCCAATCGTATTGGTTCTTTAAGAAAAGAAACATTGGTTGGTAAGGAATACCAAGTGATTCCTGTTCGGATGATTGTGCCAGGTGTTCTCACCGGAAATCGGGGACCTCTTCTCTATCGTGAAAACGAAATTGCCAAAAGCGTTCATGCTTGGAATAATGTGCCAATCGTAATTAACCATCCCCAAAAAGATGGCAAATATATTTCAGCGAGGCAACCTGAAGTCTTAGAAAAGTACGGAGTCGGGTACGTTTTCAATGCCCAGATTAAGAATGGTAATCTTGACGGTGAAGCTTGGGTAGACCTCGCTGCACTACATCGGATTGATCCTTCACTAGCTGTGAGGGTAGAAGAAGGGGAACGGTTAGAGATCAGTACAGGACTCGGTACTGAAAACCTATCGGCTAATGGAAAATTTCAAGGAAAAGAGTACACTCATATTGCTCAGAACTTTGCCCCTGACCATTTAGCTATCTTGCCTGATACAAAAGGTGCTTGCAGTCTTGAAGACGGATGTGGTCTTTCCGTGAATGAGGCCAAAGAGTATATCGAGGCCATGCGTCAAGCAGTTACTGAATACGAAGAAGCGGATAGTCCTCTCCCTTTCAGTGAGTGGTTTCTTACAAATGGTTCTGGTTCTTCTTGTGGTTGTAAAACCAAAAAGAAAGCTTGTTCTTGTACCAAGAATGCCAAAGAAACTTCTGAAGAAGAAGAGGAGACTAAACCCTTGTCAACAAACTCTTGGTCTTTCATTGTAAGTAATGCTTGTGGGGCAGGTGGTGGAAAAGGTAAACCAGGCTTTCAAAAAGGTAATGGCTGTGCTCGGGGTTCTGGTCGAGCTGGTTTTGGCAAAGCTAAAACAGCAACTCCTGCTCAGAAGAAAGCAGCTGCTAAGAAAAGTGGTGGTTCTTCAGGGGGAGGATCTTCTTCAGCTCCTAAGAAGAAAGCAACAGCCAAGAAAGCAACAGGTGGATCAAGCGGTGGAAGTCTCTCCCCTCACTCTGAGTTTGACAAGGTAGAGCAAAGCCTAAAAAAAGAAATGAAAGGGGCCAGTGCCTCCGATAAAAAAGAGTTACAAGGGTACTTGAACGAAGGCAAACGTGTCAAAGACGCTTTGGCCTCAGCTGGACCAGGTAAAAAAGTTTCTCCCGCTCAACTTTCTAAAGCTGTTACGAAAGGTGATGTTGTAGCTGTCACAACGTCTAAAGGTCGAAAGATCACTGGGGTCGTAGAGGCAATTGAATCTGATTCTATCCGTATTGCTTCGGGTCATTATGGGGCAAGAAGTTATGCCACCAAACAAGGTGGGTTTGGTAGTGACACTATTAAATCCTCTACAGTTCATAAAACGACCAAAGGTGGGGGAACTGCCAGTGGGTCTGGTATCAAACACAAAGTAGGTGGCAAGTGGGTGGATGGTCCTGGACCAACCGGCAAGAATACATCAGTCAGTAAATTGGCCAAGGATATTAAATCTTCTGGTGACGCCAAAACAATGGGTGAAGCGAAAGCAAAAGCTCGTGAAGAATTAAAGACAGCAGGACAACCTTCGGCCAAAAAGAAAAAGTCTACCAAGTTTCAATCTGCTGCTGAAAAATACGAAGAAATGAAAGCCAGTGCAAAGAAACCTATGACTGGTCCAAATGTGAAAACCAGCAAGAAAGGTGGGGCCACAATACAATATGATACATTAGGCATTAAACCACATACTGGTTCTAAAAAATCCGCCTACATGGCTGACACTCCTAAGGTGGCTCAGAACTTTGCGGATAAAATCAACAAAAAAGGAAGCTGGAATAACGTTAAGGGAAAAGCTTCTGTCCGGGAAGAAAAAGGTAAATACGGAAAAATCTACCATATAGATTTTGAAGCAGAGTAAACACCAACGCACCAAAGACTGAGTTTTAACTCCAAATAATTTAAGGAAAAATCCTATGGCATTTAGTGACGAACAACGTGATATGATTATCGCGGAAATTGTTACCAATGGTTTGTTCTCGGAGGACAACCAAGACCAACTCCAAGAACTCACGGATAACCAATTGGTTGCTCTGGTCAATCCTCAAGAACTTGACGAATTGATCAACAACGCGAAGAAGAAACCCGTCATGGTCGAAGACGACGATGATGAAGACGAGGACATGGAAAACAACATGGAAGACTACAAAACCAAGAAGAAAAAGAAAATGGTTGGCAACAGTCAACCTTCTTTGGACGAGTGGTTGAGTTCTGCTCCACGAGAAGTACAAGCTTTGGTTGCTAATGCTCAGCGTGTTGAAGAACAACAACGTACTGAGTACATCGAAACTATCACAGCCAACAACTCTGATCTTTCCGCTGAAGAACTTGAAAACCGAAGCACTGAAGATCTTCAACTGTTCGCTAAGATTACTTCGAACAAAGCAGCTGTCACTACTCAAAGTTCGGGAGCTACGTTTCCGAGATTCAATTTTTCGGGAGCAGCTGGAGGAGCAACCCCAACCACTAATACGCGACAAGGTGTAGAGCCTTTGGCTTTGCCTGGTGCGGACTACATGACTGATAAGTAGTTTCTTCTTCAGGAAAACTACTCCATCCTATAAACTGAATTTTTCAAGGATATCAAATGACGATTACGAAGCGACAAATTGTCCAAAAAGGTTGTGGCCATGTTGAAGAGTACACTGTGGCTACTGGTGTGACTTTGAAACCAGGTATGGGTGTTCAACTCAATTCGAGTGGAGAACTTGTTCTTGGTTGTGGTGCCGCCGACGGAGAACGTTCTCTGGTCATGATTGTTAAGGAAGACAATCTTTTGGGTAAAACTGTTTCCGATACTTATGCTGCTGGTTCGGTTTGCCGTGTTTATGTCCCACAACCTGGTGACGAACTTTTACTGTTAGTCAGTGATACTGCAGATGCTGTTGTTGTTGGTGACAAGTACATCAATGACGTTTCCACTGGTGAATGGATTGAAACCACCGGCACTGTTGAAATGGAACCTTTCGTAGCTTTAGAAGCAGGTGGTACCCTTGCTGCTGATGCTCTTCTGTTGGCTAAGTTTAGCGGTTAATCATCTACTCGAGACCTTGTAAACAAGCTTCTAGGTCTCCTACGCATAATAAATACAGGAACAACTTATGACGGTGTCACAAGCACAAACTGAAATTGTAGGTAATGGGTCGTACGGTAATGTTGCTGAACGATTGATTGCCAATGGTATGGATGTAAGCGTTCTTCGCCCGTATATGGCTGAAGACGGACGATCCTACATCACGGCTAACAATGAAGCCCAACTCATTGGAAATGCCGCAACTTTACGCAAAGACGAATGGGCTCAATTTGACAATGCAGTTATTCGTGCTGCTCGTCAACGTCTTCGAGCTTGGACCGACTTGAGCACGATGAGTGGTGCTTACAGTGGTTTCAACGGGATGGCTTCAATGGTTCTCGAGCACGAGAGCATGAGTGATCCGGGTGAAGCTCACACGAGCTTTGATGGTATGGTTGAAGGACGAGCGGATGCTCCTACTTTCCAATTGGAAGGTTTGCCTTTGCCGATCACTCACTGTGACTTCTACTTCAGTAGTCGCCGTTTGGCTATCAGTCGAAAATTGGGTACACCAATTGACTCTGCTATGGCTGAAGCTGCTGGTCGCCGTGTTGCTGAGCGTATCGAAAAGATGACCATTGGTACCTTGGCTGGCCCTGGTTTGTCCCCAACCAATGTCGCCGAATATGGTGGCAGTCCTAAAGTTTACGGATACACCAACTTCCCGGATGCTCTGACGAAAACTGACGTCACGGCACCGACGGCAGGTGGCTGGGATCCTGCTACTTTGTTGGGTGACATTCTTGATTGTTTGGACTCGTTGTATTCTAACAACTTCTACGGTCCTTTTATGGTCTACCATAGTACGGATTGGACTCCGTATCTTGATAATGATTATTACAAGTTGACGACGAGTGGTGCTGTTGCCCCAACCATGACTTTGCGTCAACGGATCAAACAAATTGATGGCGTTACTGATGTCCGTCGTTTGGACTTCCTCACTAACACTTTCACGATCTTGATTGTTCAAATGACTCCCGATGTCGCTCGAGCTGTTAACGGCTTGAACATGACGACTGTTCAATGGGAAACCATGGGTGGTATGCGGGTCAATTTCAAGGTCATGGCAATTCATGTGCCTCAGTTACGTTCGGACTTCTCCGGCAACTGTGGTATCATGCACGCCACCACTGCTTAATCCTTTTGGTTCGCTACCTTAGGACACTCCCTCCCTATTTTTCATTTCAGGAATCTGGTTCATGACCCAAACGAAGATGTTGAAATTTCGGTTGTTACGAGGCAATCACCGTGTTGGTGCCCAACGGGACGAAAATGGTAATGTTCTTGTGCCCGGAAAGAACTTAAAACCAGGAGCAATTATTGAAAGCTCTTTGGATTTAGCAAAACGTTTCCCAACCACTCCTCCGAAGTTTGAACGGATCGATCAGGTGGTTGAGGAAGAAGAAAGTCTTGAAGAAACTCTTCGTCAGATGACCAAAGGTCAATTGATTGAAAAAGCTCATTCTGAAGAGTTGGATATTGAAGGAGCAAATACCAAAAACGAATTAATCGCTGCTCTTTTGGAACAACTTCAAGATTAATTTAATCTCCGGGAGGGAGGTGGTACGGGCAGGGTTGTTTCTTCGCGGTTGCAACCCTGTTCGACCTCCCTCTTCTATTTTGTTATGATCTCTCCCTACTGGAATCTAAAATGACCAAACACGAATTTGTTCCCAGTTTTCCTGTTGAATGTGTGACAGAAATCATCAGCATCGTTCGCTCTGGCCAAATCAATGCCCGCAAGTGGGAATTGGCTCAGCATGCTGCTTGGTTTATCGGTTGTGCCTCTGCTCGTCTTGAACAGTTGGTAGGTCCGGAGGACGATGTACAGCCTGGTCCTTACAGTTCCTTAAACGTAGCCGAGTTATCGACACAAGAGCTCTGTGACAAGTGTCAGGAGCTTACAGCATTCGGTAACGATAATCCTGCCAAGTTTGATATTGCTACTTGGATGATGGTCATTAAACTCGTTATTGAATTGGTGAAACGTTTCCAATGAGAAATCCAGTAACCTACCTGGCTCTCTTAGTTGTTCTTTGTTTGTCTTCCGCAGTCTTTGCGATTGATGTACAATCTACAGCTAATCCATACGAGCCGATTGTTGTTCAGCATGAAACAGGAACCAAAATACAGATTCTTCCTTGGGGCACAAAAGTCCCCGAATTTCTTGATCAAAAACACATTAAGATCTTCGAGAGTCATACTGTGTTTTGTGCTCCCCCTGGTTCTTACTTAGTTTCAGGTGATGGTGATCTGAAAATTGTAATCATCCAAGGAAAAACTCCTACTCCTCCGGATGATGAAGATGAAGAAGAGGATGAAACTCCTGATCCAGATCCTGAACCAACTCCAAATGTACCAACAGACAGGTTCGATAATCTAGGTCAAAGAATTGATGCTAAAGCCAACGAACTTAATGTACAAAGGGACACTAGGACTCGTCTTAGTTTGTGCTTCAGGGAAACAGCTTTGGCTCTTGAAAAACGGGAGATCTTATTAGTTCAAGATGCAGCCAATAAGATTCTTGAATGTGAACTTGAGTTAGGTATTAAGGAAGGCGAAACTTGGAAACAAGTACGAGCAATCTACGTCAAAGACGGTACTGAACGCTCTCCTATGTCAATTGAAACTGTTGTTGCTTGGTATCGAGCTGTAGCAGCTGGTCTTAGTGGAGGAAATTGATTATGTCTACCATAGATCAAGTAACAATAACTCCTGGTCCTCAAGGATGGGGTGAAGAATTTCAATCAGAACAGGATAAGTTTCTTCAAGAACGTAGGAACCTTGATCTGGTTCAACAAAGAAACCCTGCTCTTTTTGAACGTCGTGAAGAACGAACACCAAATGTTGTTACTTTGGAGAAAATCAAAAAACTCCAAGAGGAAGATGGCATCGTTGATGGATTTTTCTGTCGGCATATTGAAAAAGCAGTTTTTGGTACTTATCTCGATTGGCTGGCCCAAATCATTGGTTCTTGTGTAGCCAGTGGAGCTATTCGAATTGTTACCAGAAGAATGCTCATCGAAGCTTTTCTCCTTAATGATCCCGAAGCTCTTTTTGGTACTGATCTAATCAGTCCATTAAACGTTTCTCCTTTTGCTCCATACAGTTATCGAGCAGGAAGAAAAAGAGCAGGACTGAATCGAGGTGATGGATCGTACTGTTCAGTCCATATTGAGGGGATGCTTGAAGACGGGATTTTACCCTGTTCAGCTCCTGGATTAGTCTCAGACGCTTACCCAGAACCACAATCAGCAAACCTCTACCGAAAGTGGGGTAACTCTAACTCATTGTTAGAGCAGTTCAAATCGATTGCTCAAGTTTATCGACTTCTTGAAAGTGAGAAAGTCAACTCTATTGAACAATCAAAATTACTTTTGGGAACTCACTACAAACCTCAAATGGTTTGTTCAATGTGGGCATTCAAACCAGACTATGTCCACCCAGAATGGCGTATCAATGGTGAACCTGTTTGGGTCTACACCAGAGATAGAAGAAACAGTTGGGCTCACAATATGAGTATTGACGCTCAAGTAAAGATTTTCACAAACGAAGAATTTTCTATCGTCGATAACTCTTGGGGTCCTAGAGCCCATAAGAATGGTTCATTCTTTGCTATCAAAGCAGATGAATACAACACTTGGGCTTCCGATAGTGAACAAATGTCAATTGGCGAAATTGACATGGCTGATAACTCTTCTCCGATTGTTCCTTAGGGATTGATAAGAATTATGGATGGTTTACGATTACTCCTGCTGTTGGGATTATTACTTCTTCCCACAGCAGTTGAAGCCCAATGGCGACGCGTATCAAATTGCCCAGGTGGTATTTGTCCTCCACAACAAACTAACACTCGAAAAATTACTACTCTTCAATACTCTGTACCTAGTGTAGTTCAACAACAACAAACGAACACCATACAAAGCTACACCCAAAGTAACAGAAAACATTGGAGCCATCCTTCGACGATTCAAGAACATATGAGTTCTACTCATGGCATCCCTAATCCATATGGGTATTCTGGTGAGGAATTACTTAAATGGCATGACGCTCTACACGAGCTAGAACGTTATGGAAGATTAATCACGGGTAGTTTACCTCAACCACGTCAAACAACGGTTACACAACGCTCTAGGACTCTCAAACAGCCTGTTAGGATTATCTCCTCCGTGAGTATTTCTTCTTCAGGAAATCCTATTTGCATTAACTGTCCCATTGTAAACTAACAAAGTTTTCAAATGAGTCTATTCACTCCAATTTCTGGTTCAATAGGATCGCCTCTTATTGGGCCATATGATGGACTTCAAAATGTAAGTGGTTCTGCTCCAATCTTACCTCCATCGACCCTCACCCAACTCTTGCTCAAAGACGGTGAATCGTCAGTATATTACCCCGACTCGTATTTGCTCAAGGACTTTTCGGCCACTGCGGGTGATCTGCGAGATAAGCGGCTAGGGTACTGCTATGACCTTGATGGGAGTAATGATTATGTTGACCTGGATGATAAAGCGGTCTTTGAACTAGTCGATTTCAGTATTTCCTTACGGGCTTCCAGAAATGCTGTAGGCGTTTTTCATGGCTTGTTCGGATTACAGCTAGACGCCTCAACATTAGACGGCGTGTCTGGTGTTTTATTGCGGTTTAATTCATCTAACACCTTTTCCATCATTTATGCTGTAGGTGTAAACACACTATGGGGTCTTAGCACAACAGAGACGTTTGATGTAGACAGGATTTACCACATGACAGTCACGAAGGTAGGTAATGTTGTAAAGATATACGCAGATGGTGTATTGTTGACAACTGGAACCCCACCTACCACCGGAGTTACTTACGGCTCAGGGCAGACGCAAAGAACTTCAATAGGTGCATATTGGGGTGGTACCTCAATGAGCACCTTTCACAATGGGTTAATTTCCGATGTTCGACTTTATTCCGACGCCCTCACCGTCGACGAAGTAACCTATCTCTACACCAACGGTCGATCTGGTACTGATCCAGGCACAGCAAACCTTGTAGCCCACTACCCCCTCCAAGAAGAATCAGGCCCAATAGCCTATGACAGAGTAGG